TTTTGGACGGTCAATATAGGGAAAATATATTGCCAGCAGGAGTATTTAATTATGTTGAAAAATATACTAGGACCGCAGGCAATGCGCCAGAAGGATTATATTGTTACAATTTTTGCCTAGATACCTCGCCGTATAACATGCAGCCATCCGGCGCAATGAATATGAATCGTTTTCAAAATATTGAATTGGAATTTACCACAATATCGCCCCCATTAGATCCATTAGCACAAGTTTTAACCATTTGTGATCCTGCAAGTGGCGAAATTATTGGAATTAATAAACCAACCTGGAGAGTATATGATTATAATTTTAACCTGGTTGTGTTTGAAGAGAGAATCAATGTAGTGACATTTATTAGCGGAAATGCCGGCCTTATGTATGCCACTTAAAAGAATTCACTTTCCGGTATATTTTTCTTTAAGTTACTTAGAGAATAATATATATAAAACATGAGATTTTTGTTCCCAAGACTTTTTTGGGAAAGTCGATTTTGGACATTTATAAATGTCCATTTTTGGGTTTTGCAAAATAGTTTCCCATTTTATCGATTTTTACTGCATAATTGAAATTTATGGTCTGGGCACTTTTAAAAAGTTTTTCAAAACGTGACGGTAATTTTTTTATATTTATGTCAAAAAGTATTTAGGGATAAATATATGTTTCATATATATGAAACAAATGAAACAAATTTGTCCCAAAAAATCCCCAGATTTTTTTTGCGAAATTTGTCAATACAAAACCGTCAATAAAAAAGATTTTTGTAAACATGTTTCTACTAGTAAACATAAAAGTGAAACAAATGAAACAAATAATGAAACAACCAAAAATCCCCAAATAATGACCGCTGAATTAATGACCGTCGAAATAATAACGCCCATAATGAAAGATTATAATTGTTTGTGTGGATCTCAATTTAGTAGTAGGACAACCTTATGGAGACATAAAAAAAAATGTACTTATAAGGAAATTGACATGGCATCTTCGTCTTCATCTTCGTCTTCATCTTCATCTTCTTCTACAATTACAATTGACAATGAAAATATAGAACTGCATATGCCATTTAATATTGGTAAAGATGAAATAATAAAATATTTAATGAAGGAAAATGTAGAGTTTAAAGAAATGATGGTGGAACAAAATAAAATGATGATGGAGCTATGTAAAAATGGGACAAATAATACAATGATAAACAGCATGAACAATTCGCATAACAAAACATTTAACCTCCAAATCTTTTTAAATGAAACGTGTAAAGACGCCATGAATATTATGGATTTTGTAGATTCACTCAAGTTACAATTATGCGATCTAGAGAGAATTGGGGAAGTCGGATTCGTTACCGGAATTTCAGACATTATTATTAAAAACCTGAAGGCACTCGATGTTAGCAAAAGACCGGTTCATTGCGCAGATACAAAAAGGGAAGTCATGTATGTGAAAGATAATAACAAATGGGAAAAGGAACAAGATGATAATAATAAACTGAAAAAGGCAATCAAACATATTGCGAAAAAAAACAGCATGAACATCAATCTCTTTAAAGACAAATATCCGGATTGTATCAATAGTCACTCTAGAAAATCGGATCAATTTAATAAAATTTATATCGAGGCTTACGGAGGCTCTGGAAATGAAGACGTGGATAATGAAAATAAAATTATCAAAAATATCGCCAAAGTGGTAGCAATTGATAAAACGAATCTCTAAAATATTTCAAAAAAAATTACTTTAGATATGAATTGGACGCCAAAGGCCCTTCATCCATAAATTCACCGGTTAAACTATAACGCGGAGGATAGATTGGCATATTTTCTAAATGTGGTGGTTTATATCTTTCATCAAATACTTTTCTATCTTCATCAAATGAAGATCTCCATACATTTACACCAAAATATGGCATGGCTGGTTTTTCAAATTTATTCGATGTAATTAATATAGCCTGTGTTCCAATATCCGTGGTTAATTGTGAATATGTAGGAGTAGTTCCGCCAGTTAATTTGCCTGCGGCATTGTCACCAGTAAAACCCTCTTTATTTCTTGAAAAAGGGTTTTCGTGTATTTTCATATGAGGTTGACACCCAGGACAATCTATATCAGAAGTACATTGTTGACCAGTGATAGAACACCTTGCTGGTGGACCGCAAAAATTTCTACAACTATAGGTTGTTGTTAGTGGTAAATCAACCGTATGAGTGGTAGTGTCAAACTCCTTCACTAACGTTCCGGAGTTTAGTCTCTCACCTACGCTTGCGCTCCGGATCGCTCCAAACCCTTCGCCAATAGTAGATTGAATATAATCATTTTCCACTAAGAAATCTATCCATTTAAATATAGCTACAAAAAGTATGAAGCTAATGAATGTTAAAATTAAAATATTATATTGAGTTGCTGATAGTTTCATATATTATTAACGAATATTATTTATTTAACGAAGTTTCCTTTAGAACACTACTAAATAAAAATTCAGTTAATTCTCCAACCAAAATAAAAAATAATATAAAAACAAATAAATTTTATATCATTTAATTATAAGTAAGTAAATGGCAACTACAAATGATACCGAAGATATTATAAATGAAAAAAGAGAAGAATCCACAAATACAAATAAAACTCAACAATTCGGTTCAGACATAGGTAAATTTTTTGTAACATTAGCATTAATACTATTAATAATAATAGTATATATTTCCCTAGGAAGTCTAGCTTTATATGGGTGTAAATTAGGTCAATCAAATATATTGCCTACAAACGAAAAATGTTTTCCATACACAGATACCAAGCCCATCATTGATTCGATATTTACAAATATTTTTACAACAACATTTACAGATCCGGCGCAATCCGTGAAACTGAAGTTTCCATACGATAATTATAACTCCAAAAATATGATATTAGATGTATTACGTAATTATAAAAATGAACCCCATTCTCATTTTTTGGCAAATTATTTCATTTCTTTAATTGAAGGATTAATTAGTTTTAATTATTCGTCGTTTAATTTTATTTTAAATTTAATGAATGGCTTGCCTGAACCATTGATCATTTTATTGGGTCCAATCATTTTATCAATATTTTCTACGTTACTATTGTTAATAGATAATTTTTATTTGATGTATTTATGGTTTGCTAACATGGGTTGGTTTTTTAAACAAAATAATAATACCGCAAATGATCAAAAACCAGTATGGGAAAACGTAACTATCACCCAACCTGTAAATTATTGGTTAGCATTTTGGTTTGTATTTATATTCTTTATTTTGTTTTTTGTTCTATTATTCTTTGCCTTACCAGTATTACCATTTTTAACAGTCCTGGTATGTTTACTATCTGGACTTGGTTATAGAGGAGAAATAAATAATAAAGTGATATCCGCAGCAACCATTATATTAGACGTATTCAAATATTATAAGGTGTCGATTATGAGTATATTCAGTTTTTTCGTAATTCTGAGCGCATTTGCTAATTTGGGGACGATTCCTGGAATTTTCTCCATTATTACATTAATTTTAATATTCTGGGGCGTAATTTCTATTGATTTATTTAAACCAATTAATCCAGATATATTATCCAATGTTGTTAGTAATAATCAGGCGACAAAAACATGTGACCTAAAAGGCAATACTTCTACTTCAAATAAACATGGGTTTTTGTATAATTTAGTTTTTCCACAAAAGGGAGGCAACCGAATCATTCATGAATTAAAAAAAATAGGTAAAAAATTAGAGAAATAAAATATAAACTTTAACTACAAATAAACTTTAATCCAAAATATAATATAAAAATAGATACTTTATTATATTATATATTTAAATGGGAAAAAAGGCAAAAAATCAAATCAATCCAAATAAAAATGTTCAACATGTTCATGGAGTACAAAACCATTCTATCCCTGGACCCAAACTTACAGCCGAATACAAAGCAAAATATCCGTTTGTAAGTATATGTATGCCAACGTTTAATAGGCGCCCTTTTTTTCCGTTTACTATAAAATGCTTCGATCACCAAACTTATCCAAAAGATAGAATGGAATGGATTATTATAGATGACGGAACCGACAAAGTTGAGGATTTGGTCGCCCATATTCCCCAAGTAAAATATTTTAAATATGATGAAAAAATGACTTTGGGTAAAAAACGTAATTTATCACATGAGAAATCTATTGGTGAATTTATTGTTTATATGGATGACGATGATTATTATCCGCCAGAAAGAGTAAGTCATGCCGTAGAAACATTGAGAAAAAATCCACATGCGTTATGTGCTGGTTCGAGTGAAATGTATATATACTTCAAACATATTAGTAAAATGTACAAGTTTGGGCCATATGGTCCAACCCATGCAACTGCTGCGACATTTGCTTTTAGACGAGAATTGTTAAATAGAACTAGTTTTCAAGAGACCGCCTGTGTGGCCGAAGAGAAACATTTTTTGAAGGATTATACAATCCCATTTGTCCAGCTAGATTCAATGAAAACTATTTTGGTGTTTTCACATAATCACAATTCATTTGATAAAAAGGAATTATTAAAACAAATGCCAAACCCTATGGTAACTGAAACGATAAAGATGCCTGCGGACTTTGTAAAAGAATTAGATGTATTGAAATTTTTTATGGAAGATATAGACAAGGAACTGGACATATATAAACCTGGTAGACCAGAAAATAAACCAGATGTAATTAAACAAATAGATGAATTAAAAATACAAAGAGAGAAAATGGAGTTACAACAACAACAACAGCATTTAATACAAAAATTAAATGAATTTAATCATACAATTCAAATATTAACTTCTGAAAATACTCAGTTGAAAGAAAAGGTGGTCTATTTAGAAGATAAAATGAAACAATTAATTACGGAGAAAATACAAGATAGGATCAAACTATCACAAACAACACCAAATGTTGTTGTAAAAGCGCCTCTAGAAACACCAGTAATCGTAGAAATACCAGTAGAAACACCAATAATAAAAACCGATGATATTTCGATTACGGAAAATGTCTAACCTATATTTAGCTAGCTACATATTATAATACAAATTATTATAATATGATCCAAAAAGAATAGAATTCAATGAATTATGAATTCTATATAATTTCTTCTTCATCAAAATCAATTTCCTTATCTTCTGTATCCGGCGCATTTTCTACAGTGTATTTTTCCAAATATCTATAAATTCGATTAATATCTAATTTAGAAATTTCATAATTTTCAAAAAACCCCAAAATTTGCGTATCATCATATTTACTCCTAAGTTCAATAAAATAAGCAAACAGATCTTTTTTATCCATGCCTAATTGCTGACATAAATTCTGAATGAACAAAGAATTATTATACTCCGTCGAATATTTGGTTAAAACCTTTGTAAATCTTACTTCCGCCGGATTAAATTTACTCTTTTTTTTAAAGGTATCATGATACAATTTATTATTTTTAAATGTCTTGATCAATGAGCTCATTTCATTAAATTGCCAAATTTGTTTTTGAAAGGTAATTCTATCAATATAATCCGCAAAACACACATTTTCCAGTTGATTGATATAAAAAGGAATGGACGTTTTTTTATCGATTTTATCAATGACATCAATGATATTTTCATGCCATAATAATCCAACACTCGTTCTATCGGTTTCATTCATAATATTAAAATGTTCATCAATACTATAATAATTATTCACTAATTTTTGAGTTATTTTTTTGGTATCATCATTATATGATTTCAATTGAAAAATAGTATCGATAAATTCACCATGAAATACGGTTGGGTTGTTTTTATAAATATTGTAAATATTGGTTAATTTTCTCAAATCTCCCTGAGAAAAATCAATGATTTTATTTTTAGTAACTACATCAATAGTGGGTAACAATGTTTGAATCATTGTATTCAGTTGTACCACAGTAGGCGTTTTCAGTTCCACTGTATTACAGACCTTCATAAGCTCTTTAATTTTTTTATCAACTCGATAATTACCGATACATATAATAGGACTCATCGTAACCTCCTCTAATTTCTGTTTTTTCGTTTTTTTAGGTCTAATAAGTTTAATTAATGTGTTAATTCCGCCCTTATCTCCATTATTCATGCCATCAATTTCGTCCATAATAATCGCGATTTTTTTTACCTTTTTATTAAAAAGACTCATAATATTTTTATCAGACATATTATGCTTGGTAATATCGTCAATCACCGATTTGTTTCTGATGTCACCTGCGTCATATTTTATAATATCATAATTTAATTCTTTTAGAATATTGGTAACAAATGTGGTTTTACCAGTTCCAGGATCACCGTAAACATAGATACCCTTTTTAAAAAGAACATTGTTTTTGTTTTGCTCAAATGCTCTCAATACATCTTTAATACTTGTCGCATTGTCATCTCTATTTAAAATAGTATTAATATTCAATTCTTCCATATTATATGTTTAATAATATTCTTTTTATGTTGATTTTTACATAATCCAAGTTCATTTATAAAATGAGAAAAATAGGTTTTACATTTATGTGATTTCATTTCAATACAAAAATGATTAATAAAATAAATATAATTTTTAAAAACGAGATGCTTATATATATAATTTTTATTTTCGATCCATTTTTTATAATTTTCCTTTACAATTTTATCAAACACAAAATCGTTATCACGAATAATTATATCGCGTATATAATTCTCATATTTCGTAATACGCAATTTAATGATAGGGTGATATAATGTATAATTCTCTCTGTTTGTAAAAATAAAATAGATTTTTGGTAAATATTCTTTTATTATATTCACCATATCTTCTGGTAAAATGTTAATTTTTATAAATATTTTGTTATTGGTATCCATATAACTAGTAAATAGTTATATTTAATAATATTTATGAAACAATATTTATGAAACAATATTTATGAAACAATATTTATTATAACAATAAATATTATTTTGAAGTCAAATGGGTTTATGTTTTACTACAAGGATTATTTACACCATATGTAATACCATCCCATGATACTTTACAATTATTTGCCCAGGTATATTTCGCACAGGCGCCATTTGATCCAGAAAATGCAGCAGTATTAAAATTTTTTACTAAATGCTGTTGACCGCTAGTGGCAGGGCATGTCCCTAAATCCTTTGTATTTGTACAAGTACTTGCGTCACCTTCACCATTTACTGTCCAATAATCTGGACAAGTAGGAACTATTGGAGGCCAAGCATGTTTATCTTTTGCATAACTGAGAGTAATACCTATAAATACTAAAGCAATAATTAAGATAATTATTGCGGAATATAACACGAATTTTTGAAAACCTTCCATTGTATAAAATATATAAATATATAAATAAAAAATTTTTCTATTTAAAATTTTTCTATTTGAGTATTATAAATGAATAAAGTGAATAATGGACGCGTAGATATTAAAAGCCCAAATACTTCTGAATTATTTGGATTGTATGATAAAATACCTGCACATCAATGTACTACATTTAGGAATCCTACTGAAGGATTATGGAATGATACTGATTTATCTCAGTTATTTTTCTCTCTACAAAACATTCAAATAATTCAAAATGGTATTAGATCAGGTGTCTATCACAAATCAAATGGTCAATATACAATAGGTCTTCAAGATTGCGATTCATTAAAAATAATTATGCGTAGTGTTTATTTACAACATGCCGCAAATCAACCCAAGAATATTACACAACAGGTGTCAGAATTAAACAAAATTGTATTGGATTATTGTATTCAACAGGTTTACGGTGAGGCGCAAGGTTATATGAAATACATAGATGATGTTAGTACTCTAGCGGTTCCTATTGCTCATCCGATTATGGCGGATAATTCTGACAGAGAGCTTGTTTTGAAACCATGGTTTTAAAAAATACAGTATAACAAAAAATACAGTATAACAAAAAATACAAATACAAATACAAATACAAATACAAAATACAAATATATAATAATATTTTTATTATTATACATTATTAACATTAATTAATTCAATCATCTTCCACTACAATATTCGCAGGCTTTACATTTTTTTTAATCATAACACCTTTAGACACTACCTTTTTTTTATTTGTTTTAGGATTGATATCCTCTCCATTCATAAGTCTTTGTCTCACTTCTTTATACTCACTATATTCTTCCTTTAAATTATCTAATTCGGAGATCCACATTTGGTTGACTGTTGTATTTTGAATAATAGTCAATTCCTCCTCTTTACTGCCACGCTCTTTGAACAATTTCTCTACATTTTCCTCCGTTACACTGTCCATCGACATTTTCACAAGATATTTAAATTCAGCATCATCCTCAATTATATCATAACCTTTCTCAGTTAACATTTGCTGAACCTGTTCCTTTTTCTTTTTTCGCAAATCAATTGTGCCGTCTAGATTTTCTTTAATATAACGCGCTTTATTGCTCAACAGGACTAGTTCCTTTTTTAAAGCGTCAATCATATAATCTTTTCTGGTCTGATATAATTTTAATCTTGTAACATAATAATCATTGATAATCTCATCCACACGCTCATATTTTTTCAATTTATCATCTGCGTCAAATAAATGCATATTTGTGGTAGTATTTGTGGTATATAATTTCAATAATTTTTGAAGACCATTACATCCATGATCGCCCTTACTAGCTTCTAATTCATCTAACTTACCTTTTGTAAACGTAATTGTAAAATCGACATTTGTGTCTTTGCTCATATCATCATAATCTTTAATAAGAGGTGTAACTTTTTTGCCATCTTTTCCAACATCTGGCTCAATAAGCCCTTCTAATAATTCTTTGAAATCTTCTGTCCAATAACCAATCGGCAATTCAGTGACTCTAATTTTATCCGCTCCTAGTTTTTCATATACGCCTTTAATTACGAATTTTCCATCACTATTTTTTTCAATGGTTCCTTTAAATCCGTCATAATATGGAGTAAACTCTAGTTGAAGTATTTCACCGTTTAATTTAGATCGAATATAATTGATAATTTCAATAGGATTATAACACATAATATCCGTACTAAAACCGGTACCGATGCCTTTAGAACCATTCACCAGAACCATCGGAATAATAGGTGCGTAAAAGACTGGTTCTACGAGCAATCCATCATCATTCAAATACTCCAAAATATTATCATCCATAGCTGGGAAAATACTGCGCGTGATTTTATTCAACATGGTAAATATATATCTTTCAGATGCGCTGTCCTTACCGCCTTGTAATCTAGTTCCAAATTGACCATTCGGTAAAAGCAGATTGATATTATTGGAACCAACAAAGTTCTGCGCCATTCCAACAATGGCTCCGTTTAAACTGGCTTCACCGTGATGATAACCGGAATGTTCAGAAACATAACCAGAGAACTGTGCGACTTTTATTTCCGACGTTAAATTCTTTTTAAACGCGGAATATAAGATTTTTCTTAAACTGATTTTTAATCCATCCATTAAATTGGGAATACTGCGATCACAATCATATTTCGAGAAATGAATTAATTCTTTATTTATAAATTCTTCGTAAGAAACGCTCGATTTGTTAGTATCTAAATAGGATTTACGCTCATACTCTTCTAACCATTCCTTTCTATCATCTGCTCTCTTTTTATTAAATACCATATCGATTGCGTCATCCGACGTTTTCCCACTATGTTCAAATCCAACAATTTTTCTTTTCTCGAAATATTCGCGGAATTCCTTACCGGTACTGGTACCCAACCCTTTATAATATTTAATCTTCCAACCTTTCGTATCATTATCATCCTTCCATTGCTCATATTCGCCCTCATTGTAAAACTCCAATTCATTGGTTCCTTTTCTAGCTTTTAAAATAGGCGTATTCATAAAACCGATAAATCCTGGAATTTCCGTTAGAGTCGACCATTCCGATTGGAACAAATTAATACCTAAGCCTTTAATATGACTACCATCTAAATCTTGATCTGTCATAAATAGAACCTTACCATATCGCAAGTGTTTATGTACATCTTCCATTGTTTTATATTGTTTGTTGGTTTCTAAGCCCAAGATTTTTTTAATTTCCGAAATTTCCTTATTTTCCGAAATCTTTTTGACAGCTTCGCCTCGTACATTCAAGATTTTTCCCTTCATTGGATAAACCCCAATTGTATTTCGGTCATCCGAAGATAGTCCGGAAATAATACCGGCCTTAGCCGAATCTCCTTCGCAAAATATAACAATACAGTCTTTTGATTTTTCGGTTCCAGCCCAATTCGCGTCAGTCAATTTAGGAATACCGCGAACACTTTTCGACTTCACGCCATCGGTTTTTTTAGCTGCCTTATTTTCTTTTACTTCCGTTAATTGTAGCGCGGCATCCATGACGCCCATCTTCGCCAACTTTTCAATGAATTTATCACTGACATCACATTTTGATCCGAATTTGGAAGAAGGTGTATTCATGTAATCCTTCGTCTGACTGTCAAACGCCGGATTCTCAATATCACATCGTAGGAACAAAATCAATTGCTCTTTGATGCTATTTGGGTTCACTTTCACCTTTTTTCTTTTCTCAATATAATCTCCCATTTTCCGAGTGATTTGGTTCAAAATATATTCGACATGTTTGCCACCTTTCGCAGTATGAATACCGTTAACAAATGAGATTTGAGTAAATTCATTTGTTGGTGTCAACGCAACAGCATATTCCCAGCGTTCATCCGGATCTTCATGAACGCGCGGACTAACCGCTTTATCGCCAATATACATGTCAATATATTGTTGGAAATTTTTAATTGGGATCAAATTCGAGTTATATTTCACCTTTAAAGTCTTGTCGGTAATAGCGGCAACATCATATACACGCTTTTTTAATAGCGAAATAATATCTGGTGTTAGACCATTTATACCAAGTCTTTTATAGTCAGGTCTAAACGTAATTTTTGTATATGGCTTTGTCTTACATTTGGTAATGGATGGTTTACAGATTTCGTCCAAATTGTTTTTGAATTCTTGTTTGTATTTAAGTCCGCGAATATGATCCACTGTTTCAACGGAACCATACGTAGACCAAATTAATACGAGCTTGAATCCGAAACCATTTTTACCTCCCACAATTTTCTTTTCTGTTTTATCATAATTGGTAGACGTTCTAAGATGTCCAAAAATCATTTCCGGAATCCACATTTTATGTTCTGGATGTTCAGCAATGTCAATTCCGTTTCCATCATTTGTCATAATAATAGTTCCATCCTCTTCAATCGTTATATCAATATTTGCGACAGGTATAGCGTTTTGTTGACCAGTTTTTACGGCTTGCGCCATCCGAACTACATGATCGCGACAATTAACAATACCTTCATCAAATAATTTAAATAACCCAGGAATGTAGGTAATATTTTTTTCTATAATTTTATCTCCGGTTTCATTTAAAATCCATAAATCTGATTCTATTTTTTCAACAGAACCGACATATGTATCTGGGTTGTCCAGAATATGCTGTTTATCAGTCTTCTGTTGATATTTGTTAGCTAAATTTACGTCAGTGGCGTTCATTGTTGTTTTAATAATACATTTGTCTTTGTATTAAAATAATTTCAATTTTAATTTTTATTATACAAATCAAATAAAAAATAAATAAAAACAATAAAAACAAAATATTAAAAAATAAGTCCTTTGTGTAATAAATCATTGAAATAAAACATTACCGTTTTCATATTATGTTTATTATTAATTCTGGCTAATAAAGTGAAACTAAACGATGATTCAAATACACCTATATAAGTAGAATTACATATTTGTCCATTATGCATATCGATAATAGCAGATATATCTCGATATGTATCCATTTTAGGCGGCAAAATAATATCATACTTATTTTCATTCATAAATGTAATAACGTTATTATCATAATCATGTGCTAACAAAATGGTAATAGAATCTTTATTAATATGTTCTTTAATTAGCTCAATATATTTATTTTCCAGAAGTTGTTTATAATAATTAACATCCTCGCAATTATTTTCTTTTGCCCAATGCTGTATGGCATCATTTTCCAACCGCAAATGAATGGTATTTATTCGCTTTTTGTTTTCTATACTAATAGGAATATGCGCTTGTATAAAATTGCGCGATTTGTTAAGAAGTTCATCTGTAAATACAATATTTCTAAGAATATCGCAAAATTCATGGCTTCCATCATTATATCTTAACGAATTTGTAAACTTTAAATCGCGAAAATTAATATTTACATCTGTTTTGAGAGAGACGGAGCCGACAGGCATAGATGAAGGAGTTTGTAAAAAGCCGCCTTCGTTAACCTCATAATAATATTTAAAATCTATATTATTAATTGAAAATATCACATATAAATATTTAGGTCCTTTAATATCAATATTATAGTTATTTTTCAAATGTATAAATGGATCTCCTTTTATAGAATTGAGGTCCATCTTTGAAGAAATAAGTAATACATTATTTTGAAAGCAAGTAGATACTATTTCTGACGTAATATCAGTACAATATTGTATATTTCTACCGCCATACATAACATGCTGTATTTTAAATTCGAAATCATACCCATCTATCAAAGTAATATTATACTTTTTTAAAAAATGGTTGGTCTTATCCATATTTATAATTTCTCCGATATTACAATATTTATCAGTTTTAATTTCCTTCAGATATTTGCTGATAAAAAGAATGGGCATTTTATGTTCAATCGCATAAGAACACATTCCACAAATGGCAAACATTTGGTTACAGAATCCATTTCCATCTGATGGAGTTATATTAAGACAAAACATGGACATTCACTTAGTATTACAGGTGTATACATTATTATTTTTAAATATTAATAATGTATATATTTCATTATGTATTCACAAAGACAATTTACTCCAGGGAAAAAGTCAAATGCGATGAAAATGATACAATATAATGCGCAGATCAATCAATTCACATATTCTACAAATAACGAATATAGAAAAAATACAACACAGGAACAAGTAGTATGTAATTGTATAAAAGGTGGCGATTATGACAAATATGCGTCAAATACATTATTTTCTAATACATCTTATAAATTACGATTTGCACATCAAATCAAAACAAGTTTAGGAGGGAGTACACAATATGGTAGTTATTATTTAGGTCAACCTGTAGTAATAAATTATCTAGGGCGTGTAGCAGGTCAACCAGGTGGCAGTGGTCAACCACCAAAAAACAAATTCTAATGCGTTATAATTTTTTATATTCTATTTAGAAAAATATATTTTCTCTATTCATTTTATAATGACTCGTTTTACTAAAAGCGCAAATGGAAAATATGTTGTGAATGGCAAAAGCTACGAAATGTTGATGGGAACACGCGCCCAAGTGTGGCACGGAACCGCGTTCAAGACCAGCGGTGGTCTCACCAAGACACATATTATGCAAAATAAAAATGGACGTATTGTTTCCAGAGCGAAGCATTCAAGCGCCAAGAAAGAGATGCGTCTTGTTAAGGCTGGTTACGGAACAAAGAAGGGTAAGTTCGGATTCGTCAAGATGAATAAGACGATGTCCAAACGTGGTAGAAAAAGTAGAAAAATGAGAGGTGGTATGTACGCATTAAGTCCTTCTTCGTATGACGGACAAGGTGTGGGAACCTCTGGAGTTGATCTTCAATTTGTTGCCGGAAACGCCAACTAAATCTATAAATATAATATATAGAAGAAAATCTTATATATTATATATTATATTTTCTTGTTATATAATAAATATGGCAACCTATAAACCTCTTCTAAAAGGTAAAATAAAAACGATGACTTCCGAACAATATTTGGCAGAGTTACAAAAATTTAAACCAATAGAATGGAGAGATCAGGAGACTATAGAACGCGGAGACGATCCTACCACATTTAAAATAGGCAACATATATTGGTGTTTTGGAAGTGACTTTTATAGAAAATATAGTAATCCTGATAAATTTAAATTTAAACGCGTTGATATTAGTGGGTTAAATAATAACCCAAATAAAAATGTATATGGTTATAATATCGATGATAATAACGTGGTTGAGAAGTGGGAGACAAAATTTCCATATAGCCGTGAAAGTTTAACATTTTTTGAAAGTAACCCCACAACCGATAGTTGGGTTAAGGACCTTATTACACCTGCGGCCACTTCAGAAGTTCAACAGCCCACAGTCATGTCTCTAAAAGGAGGTAAATCCAGGAAATCCAAGAAATCAAGGAAATCCAGGAAATCCAGGAAATCCAGGAAATCCAGGAAATCCAGGAAATAAATCATAAAACCATAACACCATAAAACCATAAAATCGATAAATAATTCATTTATTTCAACAGCCACTCTGTTTCAATAAATTTCTCATAAACAATATATTCCGGCAATTTAAAATACAAATATTTTTCAAAATAGCGTTTACTAACAACAAATTTATGGGATTTTACATTACATAATTTGTAATAATAATTATACGCATCATCAAACGAAATGAGAGCTAATTTATGGTCACTATTAATTTGTTCTTTGATATAGACAAAAGAATTATTAATATCATTTATTTTGTCCCATAAAGAGCAAGATACATTTAGCACAAATTTGTCTTCAATAATTTCCACTGTTGGAAAAAAATGTTTTAATATTTTAATAACATTTTCTTCACTAATATTTCCATGAGTCATTAAATGATCATCTCCTTTTTTAACCCAATACTTGAAAAGAGAGCATAACTCATCTATCTCAAGTTCATTGTCAAAAAGTTGTTCTGCTTCGAGAGAACACACCGTAATAGTGCTTTCCCAAAATTTAATAAAATCACTTTGAATTGGTAGATATTTACTTGTTATATTAATAAACGAATCACTGCTTTCTTCATACGCGAACTTCTCTTTTAGAGCCAGTTTTAACGAATTCGAATAAATCATATTGGGAAAGGAATAACTGGATAAAAATTGCTTCCAAACAAAATGTAAATTTTTCCATTCGATTTTTACCCCAGTATTGTTATTATCAATTTTAATACATTTAGAACAAAATCTATCCACCAATTCACTTTGAGTAGTACCTTTTAAATAATACGCATAAGATTTAAGATCTTCATCGGATTGGTTATCAATAAAATTATCCGAGTTTTCATAACGGCTTGAATAATGAGCCGCGACACAAAGTAAATCTAGACCGATTTTTCGTAAAACATCCTTCCACATATCATTTGAAAAGTTCTCATTGATTTTAATAAGGCGACAATTATCGTATGAATGATTCTCATGATATTTTGTCATAAAATTATGAGTAGTATTATTATTACCAATCGAAATACATGCGATATTATCAAGATCTACCAACATTTTTTTCATTTGTGCGCTAACTAGAAATATATGATTTGTATTTTTCTTGAAAATGTTATCACCTATAATTGTCAGAAAATATTTAGCGCAGTTTTTGCTGGAAAAAATAGAAGGATATAATACATTCAATATATTTTGAATTGTATCCGATTCAGGAATAGAATTAAATAAATTACGCTCCCTAATTTGCTTGACAATATTTAGCTTTGTTTTATGTTTCCATTGTAAAAGCACTCGGTCTTTTGAAATGCTGGACAATAATTTATGAATAATATCATCTTCCTTGACAATTAAATAATCTTTGCCATTATATTCATAAAAATAATTGTTATTAGGTAAATAAAAGTATTGGTTTTTACTTAGAAAAACCTGAATAAAAATTTGTTGTTCATTTGTTAAATAGGTAGTACGGTTTAATCTTTTTTCATAATTTTTTTGTTCGTATTCGAGGGTATTTGGTAAATAATTCACCACATTATTATGTATACGTTGTAACATATATTCATTATTTTCATATTTTTGAAACAATTCAGTTATGGTATGTAAGCATTTAGTAATTAATTCAGAGCTTTCTGACATTCTAAGTATGTTATTAAAATGTGTTTAAATTAGTTTTGTAATAGTTAATAATATGTTATGAACTGATATTTTGGAGTACAAATAGCTTCTCGTTACATTTTTAAAATTTAAATTATATATTAATTATAAATGGCTAGTTGTACAGTTCCGGTTTCTCTAGGAGAATTATATGATAAATATAGCATTTTGCAAATTAAAAGTGAACGTATTCATGATAAATCGAAATTAACATCGGTTACTAAAGAATTGGAATATTTACAACCATATATAAATAAATTCCAGTTAGACGTAACATTAAATGATGAAATGAAACATATAAATGAAGAATTATGGGTAATAGAAGATAAAATAAGAGAAAAGGAACATAAGCATGAATTCGACGAAGAATTTATATTACTAGCAAGATCTGTGTATAAGAAAAATGATAAAAGATCTGTTATTAAAAATAAAATTAATGAATATTTAAATTCTGAAATAAAAGATATTAAGAGTTATGTTTGATATTCCTTCGACTAAAGTCTTCAGAATATAATCGGAAAACTTCGATTAACATCTACGTTTTCCTCCAATAATAATAATATTATTATTAATTAATATTATTATGGAAAAAAAAAAGAATTCTGTAGATAAGCCAATAAATAAACAAGATAGTAAAACATATTATGATATGGCTGTAGCATATAACAAAGAGGGGAAATATGATTTTGCGATAGATCATTATAAAAAGGCATTGGTAATTCAACCAACAAATATTGTATACTTACAAGAATTAGGAAATATATATGAAAATAGTAAACATATAAATGAAGCTATCGAATGTTACGAAAAAATAGTGTATTTACAACCAATCAATGGTGTAATATTAAATCAACTTGGACTATGTTATCATTTACTATCAAATAATAAAAAGGCTATAGAATATTTTAAAAGGATAATAACTATAAAAAATGATATACCAGAAGTATATAATAACATAGGGTTATGTTATATTAGCTTACGTGATTATAAATATGCGGAATCATGTTTGTTAATTTCATTGAGAATTAGAAATGATAATGTGATTAATTCTATGTTGGCTGATTTATATTTTTATATAAAAAAATATGATAAGTCCATATCATTTTACAAGCAAATTAAAAATATGAATGAAACTCAAAAATATTTATATAATATGAGTTTTCCATATTTGGCGCAAAGTGATTTTAAAACAGGTTTACCATTATATGAAAGTAGGTTAAATCAAAATAATATATGTAGTCAGACTGGACAAAAGCAACGAGTTGATATACCTTGGCTTTCATGTTGGAATGGGAAAAATATATGTAATCATTTATTAGTATTATACGAGCAAGGAATAGGTGATAATATTCAATATTACAGATTTATAATTCAGCTATCTAAGTTATATCCAAATATGACAATAACATATTTTTGTAAAAATATCATTTGTCATTTATTTGAGAAATATCCAAATATCAATGTTGTTGAAAATTTAACAGATAGCATTTTTGATTATAAAATATATATAATGTCGTTACCTTATATACTAAATGTTGAAACTATTCTTCCAAATACTGAAAATTATATACATGTAGACAATGAAAAGTTAATTTACTGGGCAGATAAACTGGCTCTGTTTAAAAAATATAAAGTAGGATTTGTATATAATGGCTTATTATCATCTTTTATAGAAAAAAATATATCATTATCTGAGTTTGAATCGTTATGTGAATTAGATATAGATTTAATATGTATTCATCGATTAAATGAAATTCAAAAGGATATAGATAATAACAAATCTATAATAAATAAAATTCATTTTTTTGATATAGATAATAATCAAAACAGGGCGTTTGAAGATACGATTGCTATATTAAAGAATATAGATTTATTGATTACTATAGATACATCTATAGCCCATTTAGCAGGAGTATTAAACGTGAAAACTTGGTTGTTATTAGGATATGGATCTGATTGGAGATGGTCTAATAATGAGAATACTACTTATTGGTATAATTCAGTTGAATTAATTCGAATGAATGAAAATAAAGAATTGAATCTTATATTAAAAACAGTAAAAAGTAAATTAATGAGTTTGGGATGTTAATACATCTTCTTCGACTAACGTATAGAGAGTTTCATCGCTTTCAGTTACTTTTTGCTGCGCTTCATCTACGTTTTCCTCCATAATATAAATATTATAATCAATTTTATAAAACATAAAATAACATTGTTGCGTTTAATTATCACTAAAATATTTAAATCCATAAGTATTTAAAGATTTGTGTAAAAATCTAAGTATAATGTCCAACTTTATCGACAATAAGTCTACGAAAAATTCTCAAAATACTTCAACAGATGGAAATGTATTAACTATAAAAACGGTTCAAATTGCGCCTTTTAGAACATTAATGACGGCATTGAAAGATATTCTTCTTGAGACCAATATTTCATTTCAGCCAGATGGAATTCGTATTATAAATATGGATAAATCTCATACAATTTTGGCTCATCTTTATTTAGCAGCACAAAATTTCGAGTTTTACGAATGTAAAAAAGAGAAAATTATTATTGGTGTAAATATGTTTCATCTGTTCAAGCTGATTAATTCAATTGACAATGATGATACCTTAACTATTTATATTGAAAATGCCGATTATGTGGATGGAATTGTTTCTCATCTCGCTTTAAAATTTGAGAATGGAGAGATTAAGCAATGTAAGACACAAAAGTTGCGATTGATTGAACCTGAGCCAGAAGAACTCGAATACCCAGATGTGAAGTTTTCGTCCATTATTAATTTGCCGTCTGCTGATTTCCAAAAAATTATTCGTGATCTTTCATGTATTTCAGATAAATTGGAGATCAAATCGGTGGGAAGCGAATTGATTTTTAAATGCTCCGGACAATTTGCTTCAGCGGAGATTCATCGAGCGGAATCAGATGGTAGTATGGGATTTGTATTAAAACAAGATTCTTCCAAGATTATTCAAGGCGAATTTTCATTGAAAAATTTGGGTTATTTTATTAAGTGTACCAATTTATGTTCACAAATCGAGGTTTATTTAGAAAATGATTTACCCTTGGTTGTTAAATATGATGTGGCGTCACTCGGTTCCATTCGTTTGTGTTTGGCACCATTACCGTCATCGTAAAATAAAAGCAAGTATTACTAATAAGACGATATTATTAATAAGGCGAGATTATTAATAATATTATTATGATTATAATTTAAAGGTGTATACTAATTAAATTTAAAGTTGTAATATATTAATAATATGTCGTATACAAATTACAAAGATTATTTAGGTGGAAAAATATGTTGCAATAACGCAGGACAAGGTCCTATAGGCATAATTGGACCAGTTGGGCCACCGGCTATTGGTGGAACAGGGCCAACCGGTCCAACAGGTCCGCAAGGCGCACAAGGTATTGTAGGTCCTAGCCGTAAAGGTGATACCGGACCATCCAACAAATCTTTCATTATAGATCATCCAGATGATAAAAGTAAATATTTGTCCCATGTTTGTTTAGAGGGACCTGAAGCTGGAGTATATTATCGTGGGAAAGGAGAAATTATAAATAACGAAAGCGTGACTATTCATTTACCGGATTATGTAAATAATCTGGCACATGATTTTACCATAACACTCACGGCTATTTATGATAATAAAATGAAGACGTATAATTTCTCGAAAGTAGAAAACAATTCATTTAATGTGTATGGTGAAAATGGCAAATTTCATTGGATCGTTGTAGGAAAAAGAGCGGATATAATTATAGAGCCAAATAAAGAAGATGTTGTAGTGAAAGGTGATGGACCTTATTTATGGGCATAAAAAATGTATAAAAAATCATATATAAAAAATCATATATAAATTTCATATAATTACAATTCAAATAATTATAATTATAATATATATACC